TAAATATGTTGCAGGCCAACCTGTGAAAAAGTAAAAACTAAAATCTTCACCAGCAGCAACGTGCACATCATAAATCGTTGCTGCGGAATTTGCAATATCAACAGTAACAAGTCCACCTCCTCTAGGCACATTCCTATTAAGCACACTAGGTGCGCTAGTCCAATCAGTAGGTTTGCCAGGGCAAAAACGAAAGTTTTCCCACCATGGCAACTCATATTCAATAGAAGGATTAACCGATTGTGCAACAACATGGCTACCCTTGGTTTTAGCTTCCCATGAACCAGTAAATAGTGCAGAATGTGCAAGTTTATCCTTAGTAGATGTATCAAATGTGTAGGAATTATTATAAAACTGAAACCCACTAGTCTGACACACTCTTGCTGAACCATTTGCAGCATTGGAACCATTCTTGGATCTTGGAAATACCTTATACCGAATAGATCCGCGCCAAGCAGAATATGCTGGCGCAAGATAGTTCAAAAGCGTCGTATTGAAATAATTGTATTTTGTGGCAGTGGCAGTATCATAATATGCTCCAGTAACAGCACCCCTATATCCCGGAAACATTCTATGTCCTAACTCCATCGTCCCAGGAACTCCGGCAGTGGAAGGAGCATATGCCGCAGCCCAGGGATAATATCTCTTCACCATCTGCCTAAATGAAATAATCTTCTCTCCAGCGAAAACCAAATTTCGAGACACAGGTTTTGAATTAGGTTGGTCAAGTTGGAGCTCTACGCCATCATAAGGCATAGACTCCATAACATTATCAACCACATCAGTAACAACATCTACACCTGTAGACTGGGGAACAATGGAATATGCTGAAAATGCAGAACTAGGAACAAAAAACTCAATATCATCATCCATAGATACAAAAACATTGACTTTTATATCATTGTTAATTGTAGCTGATGGATTAGATACCGTCAACTCATTAAGAACATAAATTGCAATCGTTCCATTTCCAGCGGATGATACAGGCAAATTTGTAGTACCATAAATCGAAGAGGTGGCGCCAGTATTGGGAACGTCATGAGATAGCAATTGCCTATCCTGATTAGGTCCAACCTTAAATACTACATCTCTACATTCAGCAATATCAACAATCTGCGTATATGTTATATTATCTTCACGAGTCAACCTGGTGGCATGCGGATCGTAGACAACAGCCAACCTACCACGATGAAATGCCGATGCAACAATTTGCAATCTCATCTTAAATGTACCATTCCAAAAACGAAAAGGAAGGGCTGCGCCACAACATGCTGTCATCTGTATCCTCGTAAAAGTTGCTTCAACTATAGAAGCCCATAGACAAGGTGTAACTCGAATATTAAAAATCAAATCTTCTCGTGAAGCTGCTATAGTCCAATTAAAATTAGTAAGATAAGATTCTCTCGTTGCAATATTCTTGATGGTCATCTCATCACTATCAGCAAGTCCAAGAACCCGAGGATCAACAGTAACTCCTTGACCAGATGTCACCGTAAGTTTAGAAGCTGTATCAGCACCATCTGTAAGAGCCATATTTGAAAATGCTCTCGGTTCAAACAATGTCAAATCGGGCGTCGTTAATGGCTTATTAGAAACATCCCCTCCCATCGCATAAGACGAAATCCGGTCATTATTACATGGATTTGTCGATTGTGGAACAATGAACAATGGATTAAACCCAGTGGGAGCTTCAAGTTGAACATCTTCCATCCATGCAAAAATGGAAATGGAAACTCGATTATTAACTGAAGTATCACCAGAAGTATGTTTCAAAGACGTAAGGGTCTTACAAGACAATTGCCCTAAAGTTGCACCGCTTTCTGACAATAGATCAAGATAATCATTATGCCAAAAGAAGGGAAGAGACATCTCTCCCCCTTGGGATGTAGTTGGATCAAGGAATATACGAGGCATTTGAGAAAATTGCACATTGTTAATAGGAACAGCATTGTTAACTGTCATAGCATCGATGTTAGCAAAAGGCCAATATGACAACATTAATCTCCCATAATAGAATGAGTTACCATTAATCATCACCTTGATCTTTAACCTACCTCGAAGCAATTTGTAACTAGCTATTCTATTAACAACACGCTTATTAGTCAAAAACAATTCCCATGGATAAATACCAAATGCTGGATCAGTCCCAGGAGTCCAATCAAACGAATGAATCTTAAGAGGACGTGAAAGAAATGCACCAAGTGAATTATCTGTAGCATCACTACTAAAGCGAGTCTCGTCCATTTCACTTGGAATATCAACAATTTGATTTGAACTTCCATCATTCATGGTCATTAATTCCTGCTTCTCCATAGAGAAGGCAGTAGAATGGGGGCCAATAACCCATTCTTGAGGATCTAGCTCCTCAGCAGCTAGTGGTTTGACAGCTTCCACAATGCTGTTTTTGTAATTCATTTGTTGTGTTGTATTAGTAGTCCATTGGTTTATACTCATTTGATCGTCAGAACTAATCGATCCAGAGTTGTGTGAGTGTGGCGGGCCACCAATCCCCATTTTGGAGATAATATTGCCCCAGCCAAAGAAGCCTAACCAGTCGCTATCACAATTCGACGAGTTGGTATCCATACCTTGACCTTTACCCATTACTGCTGGGTCAGCGTTATTTTGTTTCCATAATGAAACACGTTGCTCATACGTCATATACAATCGATGGGTGAATCTGTGCAATTCAAATTCCTCCACTATCTTGATTAACTTTTTCTGTCTATCAAGATAAATCGTTTTACCATAAAATGCCCATTCATCCAAAGCACCATCTATATTGGCGCCTACAATAACTTCAACAGATGTCTCACTAGACATGTAGTTGCATAAGCGTTTAAAGATAGATGCTTCCTCCAAAGGGGCAATCATAGTGCCATAATCATCACTCCAGACAAATTTTCTTTTCAGAAAATCTATTTCACACAATCTTGAGAAACTTTTCAATTCCTCATCCTTTTGTGCTGGTGTAACAACAAAACCAAACTGCTTCAAATAAGTTGCATAGCCTTTCATAGTATAACATCCGGCTAAGGAACCTACTGCAGCAATCAAATCATCTCCATAACTCATCATTCGAACATTACTTGAAAATGCACGCCTAGGATAAAGATGGTAAAAATAAATTCTCATCAATAGACTATTACAAAGACTATTGACAAAAACTGTTAGAGAATTTCCAGATGGATTTGCACCATCTAACATTAATACATCGCCATTAAAATCTACGACTGAAAAAGACAAATCAGTAAATATAGACTGGAGAATCCTGATATCAACATCAGAATATCCAACAATCTTGGCAATATCAATGAAAATCCTCCCAACTGCTATGATCATCTGACTCGGAATAGAAGTATCATAAGCCTTATAATCAATTGCAAACCACTTATCACAAAATGGTGTTTGTGCTTTTTTTAAGATGCGTGAACATCTCATTCCATTCACTAGAACATGGATCAATTCCGACAGCACATTCAGAATCTAAAGGATTCATTTGCAAAAATCTGCAAATCCCTAATGTATACTTGCGCATAACAAGTTGAAAAGGGGTAGATGTAGCCTGAAAAACACGAACTTTATCTTTAGTAACAAGAGTCGGTTCATCTTTCAATGTAGAAATGAACCAGGGATAATATCTCTCCCCATTTCTATAAAGACTCTCAATCTTCTCCGCTTCCTCAATAAATTGAGAATCCAAGATGCGTTTATCTTGCCAACCATCAACCTTCCCCAAATTCTTTGAAAATAATTTCTTACTTCCAGAAAAGGGGAAACCAATTGAACTATTGAAATTCATGGAATCTATAAATCTCTTTCCAGGGATTCCATTAACAGTCTCGTCCCATGTCAACGGACGAATTTCCTGACTCCAAAAAACTTTTTCCTTAAATAAAATATGGACCAAGTTATTGGTATAGTCAGTTTTTGCCTTATTCAACAACCCAAATGGTAAACCAGGTTTATCGACTATCCATTTTTCCATACCAATCTCCCAGGGTACATGGGGGGAATGACCATCAGGCCCTTTGAATTTGGGAGGTCCCCATTCATCTTGAATACCAAAAAGTGTTTTAATACACTCCTTGATTGGTGTATCCCTCACCTGAGATTTTGGGGTTCTATTACAATTCAACGAAGAACCAAGAAAAACAGCAGAATTATCTTCCTCAATCCTCAAATAGCAAGATTTCTTCTTTATGGATCTTTCCAAAACCTCCACTCCCATACGCTCAACATCAAAAGAACCTGAAGTACTCATAGGAATAACCGAAGCAAATCTTTCCAGTTTTTCCTTAGTCAAAATGAGTTCACTCCGAGTTGGCGTAACTGCATACGCATGAAATCCACCATCTGGTCTACATTTAGTGGAACCACCAATATGTAAACCAGAGATACTAGCTACCTTATCATCCGAAACTACTGGTGACATGCATTTGCCTTCTTTTACACCATCCCAAATATAATGTGCCCCAGGAAAAATGTATCCTAGGCCACTAGTAGCCATATTCGTGAAAGTAAGCTCTCTAACATCATTCCATTCAACATCCCCATTAATGTCACGGGTAACGATCCTGCCACTCCTCATATCGCTTGTCTCATGGAATGATTCTGGGAAAAATTGAATCAAACTTCTAGTATCCATTGTCTTAGGCATCCACATCATCGCAAGATCGTACATGCCCACACGCAAGCACTGTCCTGGCTCGATGAAAACCTTGAAGCTCTTATTACCCTTATTTCCCCTATTGTGCCTAGTAACCAAAAAAAGACTTGGTTTCTTGGGAACAAAATGTAAAGGAATGAGAACACATCCACTGCACAATACAAAACAATTGGATCGTGCAGTTGAATCAAGATTTTCCATAAACCACACGCTATTCTCAATGGCATTTCTAATTTCAATCGGAGTACTAGATTGTCCAAGTGCTGCTACCGGAAGAGGATTAAGAAAAGGTTCTGCTTGGTTTTTAAACCATTCAGGATCAAATCTATACTTCCGATCTCTTGCTTCAACATCAGCTACTGTTGGTTTCAGTCGACTTTGAGGCTGTAAATACCATTTTTCACATGCTTCAACATAGAAATCAACAATATCATCTTTACTGTAATATGCTGTGGACATTGCTAATGCAGCAGGAGCCAATCGAGACCAATCATTAAGACGATCCTTCTTTTCTTTCAAATAAAACAAAGAAAGAGCTCTAGGTGCATCATACATAGCTATGTTCTTACAAGATTTCAGCAAAGGAAAAAATGTCAAAATACACAATATGATTACCTGAAAGTGGGAACTATATTCAAAACAAACATTGCGAGAACACCAAAACAAAACTGCAACAAAAATCATGCAATATCTAGTGTCTCTAGCAATGTCACAAACAATCCGCTGAGTAGTAAGCAAGCTAGCTTTGCTCTCAGCATATATCCTTGTAACAATAAAAGAAATGTTCATTCGAGAAATAACATAATCCCCCAACAAAGGAATTACATACTTGCAATTACCACACCAGAAATCTAACTGATGAAATTTTATAGTAGAACTCAATAGAACCATTCTTAACAAAATTTCAATACAATAACTGGCTCTGGAAATATATTGAACTTCTTCCTTCCTCACTACAAGAGAATAATAATCACCAAGTCTTGTGTTTTCCAATTCCACAGGAAAACACATTTCAATCATCAACTTCTTGTTCTGAGTAAACCAATTTTCCACAAGAGTACGAGATACAATCAGTAAATATTGCAATTCTTTACTGCAACCAGCTATGAAATCTTTACATAGTCCATCAAGACTAAATCTACCTTCCATAACCCAAGAAAGAAGCATATTTTTTAAATCCTGTTCTGTATCCTTTTGCCTTGCGTGAAAAAGCCGAGAATACAGTGTCTCCCCTTCAATTGTGGAAGAATGAGGATCAATTGATAGACTCGATGATTCAGAACCAAATTCCTCTTCAATGGTCTGCAATTCTCTAATAGAACACATTGCCTCAGGAAGAGCATAGTGACAAGTGCAATATTCGAAAAAATCTCCACACTCCTCACAAGCAATCACTCCACTAAATTTCTTGCTCCTTTCTACAATTGCATCCTGCTCCTTGTAATGAAGAGCTGTTGCTTCTTTCACATAAGCAAGCAATTCACAAATGTTTGCACCTATCATTGGATGACCATTCCATTGCACAGGTTCTAGATGCCACTTATCGTCTTTATGGGCATATACATCCCCACTATCCAATTTTGGTGGTCTAGCGATAGCAGTAACTTTCACAACAAATACTTCAAAAGTCCAAATATCTGGTGCTAGAGCATTATTACCAAATTTCTCCTGAACCTTCGACGAATCAATCTCAATAGAATTTTCCTTCTGAAATTCAGGCCTTACCTTTGCATAAATATGCAACTTCAACCTTCTCATAATAGAAGAAGGTTGATTGGAATAGGTGCTACTATCTAGATCGTTAACATTTGTTGTCACACCAACAACCTTTGGCTCAGCCACAACTCTACCTTTCAATTCCAATTCAGCCATATTCAAATAATATGGCACATTGTTCACAAACTTGAGCAGAGCATCACATGGAGAATCTTCAACAAAATCATGATTGACATTCGCGAAGTCATCAAAGATAACTCCATTAATATACGATCTATATGTAGAAAAATATTCATCCTGTGAATTTAATGTGACAATATAAGGATCTTGATGATTAAATCCATTACTCGATAAAATGTATCTCATCAAGATTTCGTTCACAGATGATTTTCCAAGTCCGGTGGATCCTGCTACTAAATAAGCAAAAGGAGCAACTCGTAGCCCACCAGTGGCTCTAGTTTGAGTAAAATCACAATGTAATTGTCTCAACATTCTCACTTTGTCCATCACAAATTTCTTTGTGGGTCCATCATAGAGCAAAACAAGCTTTTCACCAGAACTTATAGCTTGCTGCAATTGTTGATCAAATGTATTCTCATCAGAACCCATAAACTTTCCCAAATTTCCAGGCCGAATATAGGAAAACTGAGACTGCAACTGTGAAACTGTTGCATCTAGTTCTCCAAGTTGATCATCTGAATACAAAAAACCAGATAACGAACCAGAACATAAAAATTTCTTCAACCCACTTATAACATAGGAAGAAACTTTTAATATCGCATCTACCAAACTGGTAGCTCCCTTACAGGAGTTTTTTGCGTCAAACAAAAACATGGAAAACGATCCAATAGATATGGACCATTTCTTATCGGCGCTGTAAAAAACAGCTAAAAATGTGCTCACTAGGGACACTAGTGGGCCGAACGCCTCATTTTTATGTGCCAATTTCCAATTGTTCAAAAATTCTTTCATATAAGATTCTAAATCTTCTAAGGTCCATGAAAGAATATTTTTAACAAATATCGAATCTTTGTTCAACAACAATTTCACTATAACATCACTAAAACACACACCTAAGTGTGTCTTAAGCAATTTTGCTGCAATGATTAAAGCTCGCTCAAGATTCGATTTTCTTGCTTTCACAAGAAGTGCAACCAAAACAGTTTCAAGTGCTTCAGTTGCAAAATTCATATCAAGTTGCTTCAAATTCGAAACAAAATTATCATAAACAACCGCCGAATGCGGTTTAATGACAATTTTTGAAGCCTTGACACGAAGCTTGGACTTTTTCTTTTTAATTTTAAAATCCTTACGGCGCTCCAATTTTTCATTGGAGAATTCTTCTTCTTCTTCTTTTTGAGGGTTGACAGCCCTCGTTGCATGACGGGAATTAAATCCCTTAGAGTCCTTACAGTGGTTTCCCTCCACAGTGTTGTAGTTCATGCTGTTTTTGTTTTGTTGGGTACACGTACAATTTGGAAACCCATTTCAAATCTTTATCTTTAAAAGTTACATATAATTCCAGTAATTGGAAACATAACTTTGGCTAAGGTGTCGCCCGGGTAGTCAACCACGTTTGTATTGATGTTTTAAATCTTAAGGTCTAGTATTGCAAGAATTGCTACTGTACAGCAGTCTGTCGCGTCTTACACTCAACGAATGCGCAATTTATTGACAAGTCGTGTAGTTCGGTCCTCGCAAAAACCTTTAGGGAATATATTAAAATTATCAAAGGTAGCTTGTGGCGCTCAATTTCCACTTCCTTATTACCTTGTAAGCCAAATAGTTTCATAATATCTATATAATATAATCAAACTTAAAAAGATAGGGCCAGAGCCCTAAAACCCGCAATTATAAAAACTGCAGAATCCCGCAGAAAAATCGGCGGGAAATAAGATAACTTGGTGGCCATACCAAGTTAAATTTTGTAAAGAGTACTAGATCAGTGTACTCTCTACTATTGTAGAACATTAAATTGTAGGACAATAGAATTTCAAAATAATTTTCACATAAAAGCATTTTCTAAAAGATATATATAATTTTTCGAGTGACAAGTAAAACTTGTTTATTACAAAATATATATATTTTAGAAACCAATGAAACTCTCAAGCTTTTACTATCCATCTTTACAGATATGTGTCAAGTAAATGAAATTCATAAACTAAACCAGTTTAGCATATTCAGCGCTTGCTAAGCGCAAAAACCATAATCAAAATAATCGATGCCTATGCAAGTAGTGACGTAATCGTCCAGCTACTTCAACATAAGCATGTACTATTCTTAACTCCAAAAATACTTCC